GGGTCTGATCGCAAACGATCTCGTTAGTGTTCAGCCGATGAGTCTACCAAGTGGTCTCATCTTCTTCTTGGACTTCACCACTTCTACAAATGGTGCGGGCCTACCCAGGTTGGGTTACGGCACAACCGAAGAGTCACTTTACGGTGGCGGTGTGGTTGGTAGCCAACTCACTGGTGGTGTGGATCTTACCGGTAGTTTTGCTGAGGCTGGTCCTTATTCGCTTAACAACGGGTATTCTTCACCAACAGGATCTACCGGACTAGCTCCGGCAGGTACGCTTGTCTTTATCGCAAGTGGTGCAGTTGGTGCACAGCCGGGAGCCGGCGCCTGTCCTCTAAGTGCTACAGGTCAAGCTACGCTTGATTCACTTTGTCAGTACGATGTGGATCTTTCTGGTACTCTTGTGGGTATCTGGGAGACGACCGGATCTAGTGCAGGCAACTTCGAGCAGCTTAACGTTGAGAACTTAGTTGCACTATCTGTCGATAGCATTGCTACCACGCCAGGTTTGGCGACCGCACAGCTAATTCGTCGTTGCACCCGGGTTTCTAGTGGCTCTATCACGCAGGATCCAAGCAACGCCGGATACAAGATTACTCTTGTCTTTGGACAGTACAGTGGTTCTGTTCTTATGCACAGCCCAGGCGACGGCGACGATGGTTTGATGGGAGCAATCACAGGTAGTACTAACATGACTATTTCGTATCCAATCGACGATAACCTCACCACTGGCACTGCTCTTGGTTCTGTTATCGGTACAACCGAGTGGGCTCTCGAGAACAACGAGCGCATCCCCGAGATCGACATTAAGGTTGATTCCGTGGCTGTGACGGCGATGACCAAGAAGCTCAAGGCTAAGTGGACGCCAGAGTTGGGACAGGACTTGAATGCCTATCACAACCTTGACGCCGAAGTCGAGCTTACCAGCATCCTCTCTGAGCAAGTTGCTCTAGAGATTGACCGTGAGATCCTCGAGGACCTCATTCAGGGTGCTAAGGCCGGAACCTACTACTGGTCCCGTTCGCCTGGTCTCTTCGTGAACCGTGTAACTGGTCAGGAAATCGGTGCATCTTCGGCTGCTCCGGACTTCACCGGTACGGTTTCTGAGTGGTATGAGACTCTAGCTGAAACCATCAACGATGTGTCCGCACAGATCCATCGTAAGACTCTACGTGGTGGCGCTAACTTCATCGTCTGTGGACCTGAAGTTGCGAACGTCCTTGAGTTCACCGCTGGTTTCCGCGCGAGCGTTACTGCTGATGATGAGACTGGTTCCATTGGAGCCGTGAAGGTCGGTTCGCTAACGAAGAAGTTCGACGTCTACGTTGACCCCTACTTCCCACGCACTGTGGTTCTAGTTGGTCGTCGTGGAAGTTCCTTCCTCGAGAGCGGTTATGTATACGCACCTTATGTGCCACTACAGACCACTCCCACTATCTTTGGCCCGGAAGACTTCGTGCCCCGCAAGGGTGTGATGACTCGGTACGCCAAGAAGATGGTGCGTCCCGATATGTACGGTATAGTTATCGTGCAGGGTCTCTTAGGACAGGCTGGCGCTACTAGTTAAAAACTAGCATAGCAAAATAAATGTAAAGCCTCCTTCTTCGGAAGGGGGCTTTCGTTTTACTCGACTAGTTATAAACGAGATTGAAAAGTCTCACCATATTATTAAACATGATTATAAATGGAGGGTTTAAAAATGGGAAATAGAGTAGGCTTGGCGAGAACCCAAGCATTAATTGAAAATTTAAAGAGAGAGTTGTCGATGAATCAGTCCACACTGAAAGGAGAACTTCAGCAGGTAGTCTCGCTGACTGGTGCGGGTGCTACAAAAACGTTAACGGCTGATGATACTGGCGCAATTGTTAAGATGGGAGGAAGCAATGCATCTACTGTGACTTTGCCATCGGTTTCAGTAGGCTTGAAATTCCGCTTTGTTGCTGTTACTGCTCACGCACACGTTATTAATGGGGGGGCTAGCGTAATAGAAGGGGGTTATCATCATAACACCAACGCCGCCACCGTCGCCCGAGTGGCTATTTTAAATAAGTCGTCTTTAACGCTGCACAATAGTAATTCGGCTATTGCAGATACGTTAGAGTTCTGGAGCGATGGAACTAGTTGGTATGTCAGTGGAATCGTCAATGACGTAATCACGCAAGCATAGATGCTTAATATTAGAATATTTCCCCCCTCTTCGGAGGGGGTTTTTCTTTTAAAACACGATTGTGATGAATTTTTTCGGCGCCAAATTTTTGAGATTTTCGGTTTGAGAGAAAAGAGAACTATTTATAAGAAAGGAGAAATAACCATGCATCCCCGAAAAAGACTTGCATTCAAGAACAAGGCCAAAGCCGCTCGACAGACCAAGGAGGCCATCGTGTCGCCACCGGTGCCCAAAGCCGCCCCGAAAGTGGTGGTAACCGAGACGTCTGTGACACCAGAGCCCATCAAGACACCGACGAAGAAAGTCGTGACTCCAATCCTTCCCACAAAGAAGAAAAAGTCAACATCTTCAGGTAAAACTTCTTCGTAAAGTTTCTTCCTCATAAGAACCCCTAGATTCCTAGGGGTTTTGTTGTGTCGCTCACTAATTAAAGGAGGGAGAAGTGTATAGATGCCGACGAACCTAAGTCCACGGTCACAAGCAAGTGCCATTGTTTTAACTAAAACCGGCTCTGTCACACAAGTGGCAGCCGCCGTGCCGTTCGGCATGTATACTTCCTCGGCCGAGTTTCTGAGTGGGGCCGCCACGCAGGTGGCCTATGTTTATAAGAAGTTGGGCGGGGATGTCGTTGATATTGAGTTGACGCCCGCTAATGTTTATGCGGCCTATGAAGAGGCCGTTTTAGAATACTCTTATATTATTAACCTCCACCAGAGCAAGAACATGCTCTCGGATGTACTGGGGAACGCCACGGGCACCTTCGATCACCTTGGCGAGATGGAAGCAGGAGACCTCTCCTCCAGCCTAGGGGGCGATAAAGTCTCTTTAAAGTACCCTCGATACCAGTTTGAGTACGCTCGAAACGTAGCCGATGGTATGGTTGCGGCGGGTGGCCTAGGCGGCACAGTGCCCCAATATTCCGCCTCATTCGCCCCAGACCCGAACGTTCAAGATTATGACTTGCAAGCGATTATCTCGGCGTCATCAGCCACGGGCACCAACGATGGTGGCGCTGCAGTGCCGTTTCAAGGGAAGGTAGGGGACAATCGAGTGGTTATCACCCGCGTATTCTATAAGTCTCCCCGCGCAATGTGGCGCTTTTATGGTTATTACGGCGGCATTGGAGTGGTTGGGAATTATTCTACTTATGGACAATTTGCGGATGATGCCACTTTTGAACTTGTCCCCACTTGGCAGAACAAACTCCAAGCGATGATGTATGAAGACTCAATTGAGACCCGTACGTCAAACTATTCGTACGAGATCATCAACAACAAACTGCGCTTGTATCCCAATCCGAGTTATTGGGACTTTGGAGCCTTGGACCGTATCTGGGTACGTTTTTATGTAGATGATAATGCTTGGGATGAGGATGACAATTATCGGTCGGGGGTTAGTGGTATTAATAACGCTAATACTCTCCCGTTTGATAATATTCCTTATACTAATATCAATGCTATCGGCAAGCAATGGATTCGCAAATATTGTTTAGCTGTGTGTAAAGAGATGTTGGGGCAAATTCGCGGAAAGTTTAACACGTTGCCTATTCCGGGCGATAGTGTGACCTTAAACCATGCCGATTTACTCTCTCAAGCCAAAGAAGAGCAAACGTCGTTGAGAGACAAACTAAGAGAACTATTGAAGGAAATGGAGTATACAGAACTAGTGAAGATGGATGCCGAAAAGTCTACCGCAGCGGCAGAAGTCCTCAAAGGATCGCCGTTGCCCATTTTTGTGGGGTAATAAATTATGTCCGACGAGTGGAGCAGACCCAAATCCCCACCCCCGCCACTGTTTCTTGGCAAAAAAGAACGTGACCTCGTTAAGCAGGTTAACGATGAGCTTATCGAAAAGGTCATCGGCCAGCAGATTCTTTATTATCCCATTGACATCGAGAGAACGAACTTTCATGAGCTTTACGGAGAAGCAATCAAGAAGTCTTTCTTGCCTCCGGTGCGTGTTTATGCAATGGTAGAGTTCACGAGGTTTGAAACCACCTATATGCCCAGTGCCGGCCTGGACAAAACGTGGGAAATTAACATTAATTTCCACAGAAGACGCCTGGAGGATGACCAGGATTTATATGTTCGGGAGGGTGATTTTGTTCTCTATGGTGATAACTATTATGAGATTGTCAAATTGGTAGAGAACCGTCAATTGTTTGGCCAAGTTGATCACATGTTTGAAATATCAGCAGTCTGCAAACGTGCAAGGAAGGGACTATTCGATGCTACCTAAAAACTTTGATTTTGCCATGTTACCCTCTACCAAGAGCGCTGTGACTTTAAAGGAACTAGGGATGCTCGCCTCTACGTTGGAGAATATCGATTATTCTATCGCGTCATGGTTGAAGGAAGATCTAGGCTTGAGAGCTAATACTAACGAAGGATTCGTACATGTGCCTATCCTGTGGCAGGTGCCTGAAAGATCTTTTCAAATTAAGAATGAGCGCGAATTGAGAGACGACGATGGTGCCCTACGACTTCCTCTTATTAGTATCGAGCGCACCTCTATTACCAAGGACCCGGCTCGTCGTGGCTCGTTTCAAGCCAACCTTTATTCGGAAGACAACAATGGACGCGCAGGGCGCCTCGTAATTGCACGTCAGATAGTTCAGGATAAGACGCGTAACTTTGCGGCCGTCCCAGCAACCCGCGATTATGAGACTGGGGGTACTCAACAGCTTTATTATCCGAGAAAAAATAAGAAGGTGGTGATCAAGAGTTTGTCTATTCCCATTCCGGTGTATGTCAATATTGAATATAAGATTACCATCAAATCCGAATACCAACAGCAGATGAATGAGATGGTGGCCCCATTTGTGGCTCGTACTGGTCAGGCAAACGCTTTCACGATGACCCGCAATGGCCACCTCTACGAAGCGTTTATTGACCAGAACTTCGCGCTTAGTAACAATGTGGCCGATCTCGCGGAAGAAATGCGAATGTATAGTACCGATATTAATATCCGAGTTTTGGGGTATCTTATCGGGGAAGGCGATAATGATGACCGCCCCATTGTGCGTATTCACGAGAACATTGTAGAGGTTACTTACCCCAATGAAGGAGTAGTTCCTGAAGGTATCGACGGTTTTTTTCTTTAGTTCAGGAACTACTTTTGAGATTAAAAATACTATTTATTCAATGAATGACTACCATTTAAACGTATTTTGTTAAGAGGAGCCTTATAATGTCCGTTAAAAGTTTTAAGTTTGTATCTCCTGGAGTGTTTATTCATGAAATCGACAACTCCTTTATCCCTAAGAGCCCCGAAGCTATCGGCCCTGTCGTAATCGGCCGCTCTACTCGAGGGCTAGCCATGCAGCCCATTAAAGTTGAGTCCTATTCCGATTATGTTGAAATGTTTGGCGATACTGTTCCTGGGTTTGGGGGAGGCGATATTTATCGCGACGGCAACCGCCAATCTCCCATGTATGGAACTTATGCCTCCAAGGCTTTCTTGAATGCGAGCGTTGCTCCTCTTACTTACATTCGCCTTTTGGGACAGCAGGATGCCGACAATGATAGCACCACGGATGCTCAAGCCGGCTGGAAGATTGCTCTGAGCCCCAATGCGATTCCCGCTGCCAACGGTGGCGCTTATGGACTCTGGCTCTTCCAGTCGCAGTCCTCAGGCGCGGTTATAGGCACAGGAAGCCTTGCAGCTATCTTCTATATCAACCAAGGTACGATTGCGCTTAGCGGAACCATATATGGTGGTGTTGCGCCCCTTGGACCTGAACTACCGCTCTCCTCCACATCGGTGACCGCTTCGACCGGGGTGCTCATTGGTACTGATGGCAATGACCTCTTTACGATGAAGATTGAAGGAGGAGGCATTACCGCAAAGAATATT